CTGTATTTCTTCCTGCTCTTTCTTTATTTCCTCAATCCTTTTATCATTGTTTTGTAATTGGGTAAGTAACACCTGCTGATATTCAGTATATTTCATTTGGTACCTCCTTTCTGTTCTATCTGGGGGCGTTCTGAAAACCTATATATTCTTTTAACCCGGTAAATAAAAAAATAGGCTACAGGCTTGTCACAGCCGTTATTATGTGTTTTAGTGTCCTGGTCTATATGAATAAACCCGCTACTGGAAGATATTTTCAGCGGCATTGTTTTAGGGTATTTCTCGTTCAACTCCTTTACCTTTGCTTCCAGTTCAGTTTTAAAAGCATCAAAGGAAATCTTATCAGGGCAAAGCGTACTACCAAACTGGTTTGCAAACTCTGCCATTTCAGCACATTTTCGATTCTGTGGCTTATACTCGTTAAGCTCTATAAAATAAGATGTCATTTTCGGCCTCCTTTCTTCTGTAGTTTCTTTGCCCGATACACACAAACAGCCGCACCGATAACAGCCGGAGGGAAGATAAAAGTAAGGCAGAACCAGGCGATAGCAGATAAGTAATAAGCGTCAGAGGCCGAATTTACGGAACAATCTTTTTTCAGTTCCTGAAAATAACGATGTTGGATCGTGTTTACGTCCGTGCTACCAGTACGGAACGAAGGTACATAGCTTGTACCAGTTTGAAATTCTTTTTTCATAATAATGTGGTTTTGACTTAAAAAGAGAAAGGCGGTTACCGTTTCCCCAGTTCGTCAAAACCACATTGCTAACCGTCCGAAGAGCGGGTAATAATTTAAAGGGAAAGGCAACCGCCTAATATTTTAAAGTAGACAATCGTCAGGCATTAAAAAAAGCCCGTTTTTTATTCGAGCTAATAACCGAAGCTCTACGGGTTGCATTAGCAACATGATTTTGACAGGGGCAAATGTCGGTATTAAAATCTGAACAAAAAAAAAAAAACGTTAATAAAAGTTTATCATAAAAGAAAATTTATCGACTCTACGATTCGTTACTTCGTAACAAAAAATGCCCGCCAAAATAGGCGAGCGTTAATTTATATTTTACTATTCGTATCGCTTTCTTATAGCTTCCTCGGTATCTAAAATGCTATCATTATTGGGGGTATTGTTTTCCTGTGCCTTTAAAGCCTCTTTCTCCATGTCTTCAAAATCTTTCTGTGTTATAATACCTTCGCGTATTTCATCATCAGAAACTATATCTTTACTTAATAACCAATGATACACATTTTCTCCCCCCACGGTAACAGCATACGCCTGCTCAAATTTCCACCTAAATTTAGCTAAATAATTCATAGCGTCTACCATAGAATAAAACTCTATTCTCTTACCAGTTTCATCTACCATAAAGTTTTTATACTGGTTCCAATAAGAACGCTTTTGCCCGAAATCAATTTGAACGCGTATCTTAGCACTTAATACTTTCCCGGTACCAACAATTTGGCAAAACGTTTTTCGAGTTTCTTGTGCTGTAGCTGCTACTACTAAAACAGCCAACACGATAGTTAATAATAATTGCTTCATATCAGTAACTTAAAATTAGTGTGTACTTTCGTGTGTACCACCCGTAAGTTCTGACGGTTATATATGCAGTGTAATTTTGACGGTTGCAAAAATACTTAAATATGTACATTTATAAAGAATATTATCCCCAAAAATGAAAGGCAACCGCCCAAAAATATACGGTAATTCACCCAAAAACGGGCAAAAAACGAGTAAAAACGCATAAAAAACACGCTTTTTCGCGTAAAATTTTGGTCTAAATGCAGATAAACGACTGAAAAACAATCAAAAACCGGAGAAAATTTCAAAAACTTAAAAAATGACACCTTCCGAAGACCGAGCCGCTCAGAAGTCGGAAAGCAGTTGCC